GCGGGATAGCTGCTGGTTGGATTGAGTGAAGCCCATTCCTCTAGCTACTGGGATGTTCCGGCCTCCAAAAGAAGCGCGGGGGCCAGGACGTTGTCGTCTGTAACTTCTTGAACTCCTCTTTTGTGATCGAGACTGGGATTTTCTTCCCTTTCTCGATGTAGATGGCTGTATGGACATTGATGCCATCCTCGAAGACAATGATTTCTTCGTCATTTTCTGGGTGGTAAAAGTGATGTATATTATGTGTACTAGACATTTATAACATTAGAAACCCCCTGAGTGAGATCGTAAGTTTTTTGGATTGAGAGGGTTCGCGTAAGGGCTTCGAATTTGATTTCACTGTTACAGAATAATTTGATCCAGGAAATGATATTTTCAATTTTCTCATGATTGATGCGGTGATGGGTTTCGTTTACTCTGCTGAATTTTATGACGTTTTCGATGGTCAGGTCTCGGATCATTGGTTCTACCGCTTTCTGGTAATTCAGATAGTCACATTTGTCAGTGTAGTCTCTACTCAAAATTTTCGCGGCGAGTCTTGGGTAATTGACGGAAGCCCCATTTTTGTTGACAAGAAAAGATACGAATTCTCCGCTAAGGCTGGCTTTTGGTTTGAGTATGAAATTGTTCGCCTGTTTGAAGTATCTTGCTTTTGATTCGTTGTAGGATAAGTTCCAGCCGTTCACCAAGAGATCGTCGCCTTTGAAGAAACATTTCATACGATCTCCTTTAACCAATTGAAGCATTACAACGATGTTGAGTAGAGTGTTCTTGTCGATTGTCCAGGCTGCGCCACTATCTTGCTTGTACTCGTGGGTGATGGAATAAAGAGCGTCACTGATGGTCCTTTTCTCGCTTATGTTCGCAATTTCTTGAATAATCCATCCGGGACATCCGACTGATTTGAGAAGTCTGGTGTAAACTTCTAATATCATGTCGTTGTGAGCAGTGTCCATGGAAGTCCAGTCGGCCTCGAAGTATTCCGGTCCTTTGCAATAGGTCTCAAGCAGCGAAAGGATTTCTTTGTCACTTCTTCCGTTAACGAAGAAGCAAGAACCCTTGCTGTTGTTGGTCAACTGTGCGCCTAAAACGCGGCAATACGTTCCAAAGAGAAGGTTCAAAGTTTTTGAATGGGCGGTTATAGGCTGCCCTACTTTGTCCTTTTCTAAAACGTTTCCGCTGAGTTGGGGTTTCTGCTGAGACTTGAGGAAGGAAGTGATTTTCTTAACGCCTTGCTTGCGCAAGTTGGAGAAATCAATGATGTCTTCGGAGCGTGTTCCTCTGGATTCCATTTTTGAAAGAAGGTCGATAAAACAACTATCGCGTAGTTGATGGTCTTCTTTGATGTCGAAGTTTTCGTGGACAATCTTGTAAGCTCTGGATGCTGATTGAAATTTGAACAATCCGTCATTCTTGACTTTTGAGGACATTCGTTTAATTGCCCCGTTTAGAGCAGCCCTATTATCGGTAGATTTGGTTATTTTAACTCTTTGGGAATCGACGAATTTATAGACGAGATTCTTATTCTTTGATTCGGTGACGTCGTCCATGAGATTTTCGGGGCGGATAACTCCGGTGCAAGGGCCCCCTTGATGG